GATGAAGGGCTGTCATATTACAAGAGCGGCGGATCGTCTGATCATCTCTTAATTAAAGGGATGTTCGCTATGTTGACAGAAATATATTCTAAGCGCATCCGCGCGTGTTCTATCCCGCAAGAACAGCAAGATATAGCTACACAGTTAATAATCAATTCCTTTAAAAATTGCGAATCTATTATCAGTAACGCAATTAACACAGGAACACTTTTGAACAAGGACAAGTCTCTAATTGAACCAAGCGATTTGGTTTTAACTATGCTTGGTTTTTGTATCAATCTCCAAAGAGCACAGTCTTCTCATAAGAAAGATTTGATTTAGGTTGTGCCTTTTAATTAACAATATAAACTATACCCAATGACCATTAACTACCCTGTCCAAGAGAAGCATATTATTATCGAAACTGAAAATAAACGACACAAATTGCATATAGATGAATACGCCAGGTGGATGTCGTTGTTAGAAGCTGTCCAATATATCGATAATAAGGCAGAACAAAAGAATTTGGATTTAGATCATTATGATTGGATAAAACCACTAACATTTCAAAAATATATAGAACAACGTCAGGAATCTATTAAAGAAGAAATTGAAAAAATTGAAGCTGGTAATTTTATTTATAGTGTACCGGATCCGCGTATCAATTCAGCTCTAAAAGCACAATTCTCAGACGGGATTGAACAAACACCTACTGTTACCCATATCGAAGTAGAAGTTCCTTATCCGTAACCACCATAAACATTACTATAATCAGTTTTAGAGTAATCAAAAATACCTCTCGCTACTGTATCAGCGATAGGTAAAGGAGGATAGGGTCTATCAGCAGCGGATGCTGTTGGACTAATTGTATCTTCAAATACTTGTGCATTAGCTGTTTCAGCGCCAGATAATCCGGGTTCAAATGAATATTCAAATCGCTTCGCCTTAATAAGCCAAATGTAATGACCCATAAGAGCATTAATTTGTGACGCGTCTTGATCTAATCTTTGTGTAATTTCATAAAAATTACCCGATCGACCCCCTACTCGATCATTACCATACTCTGTCATTTGGAATACATCACCCGATTTAGGTTCCGATCCATTACCAAAAGTAGCCCAAAATGCACTTATATGTATATAAGCTGTTAGTTCATCATCAGAAACTAATCCAAACTTACTAAGCATCACAGCATTTTCATTAAGATTAATCAGCATTAATACAGGAACAGGCGGAGAAAACACTTGTGTAGGCTGTTCGCCGTATGTATTATCAGCAGAGAGCAAACTGAAGTTATTAACGTAATAATTGCAATTTTGGCCGTAAATGCTTATTTGTTCTGCCCAGTAATTGGACATTAAATTGCGTTCTGACTGATTATTATCTTTATCAGTAATTCTAAAACAGGGATTTCCTGTATATGGCTGCTGTAGTGGATATATAACAGGCGTTGGATTGCCTGTATAGAAATCTTGTGTGAGAATAGCCATAAAGATATTTAGGCATAAAAAAAGCCTGTACAGTTAAGCACAGGCTTTTTTTCTTTAAATATTAGGCCTTAAAGATATAATCACCTGTGTTGTGCTTATTCTTTACCTTATCGTTCTTCTTATCGAGCAAATTTCCTTTTGGATCATGAACCAAAGGAGTCTCATCAGTCTCTTCAAACCCAACTTTATCAGTAGTTTTTACTTTGCCATCCTTTTTGCCTTGATACAACTTAGCAGTCTCGGCTCCGATTTTATTAGAACCAGGAGTTACTTTCTGCCAAGGATGATTTGTATCGCCCTTACCATAATTAATTCCACCCTTGAGCTCTTCGATATCAGTAGCCTCACCAAATTCGCCATGCTTATACTCGTCGCCATCTTCCAAATCATGCTCAGCATGATCGATATCACCTTCAGCACCCTCAACATCGCCTTCTACTTCGCCCTCTTCACCTTCAGCACCCTCGAGCTTATCTAGAGCAGCCTGCAGAGATTCAATAGCATCACGGAGAACATCCTTAATATCCTTCTCTTCGCCTTCAACGCTATCCATATCCTCACCGACGCCATCTTCAGCGCCATCATGCACACCAAGGGCCTCAGCATCCTGGTGTTCAATCTCGTCTGGATGCGAATCAGACATTACATCTTCATAAAGGGAATCAAAAGTAGACTTTTTGCTCATAGTATACTTATTTATTACTTCTACGTTCAATTTCTCGTCAGCTTGCGTAAAATTATGCTTTTCTGCGCTTTTAGGAAGCACTTTAAAGCCATCAGCATCAGCAGGTCCTGACTTTTTAGAAATAAAAGTCTTCTTTTTGTTCTTTGATTTTGCATAGGCTTGGTCGAACGTGTCCTTACCTGGAAATTGAGATTTTGCCATAATTTTGTAAGTATTTATCTAATGGCTAAGAAAAAACAGGAAACAGATGCAAGTTATTTAGGAAATCCTAATCTACCTAAAATAGGAGCTACCTTTGATTACGCGGCTCACCCTGAATGGGTAGCTGATCTTAATAAATGCAAAGAGAATATCTTATACTTTGCTGAAAACTTCTTTTATATTATTGATCCCGATAAAGGCCGCACTGTTATTAAATTGCATCCTTGTCAAAAAAAGGTGCTTAGAAGCCTCAGAGATAATCGGTGGTGTATTTTAATGGCTAGTCGCCAGATTGGTAAAGCCTTAGCGCTTAATACCCCCATTCCTGTACCAGGGGGCTGGTCAACTATGGGTGATTTAAAAACAGGCGATGAAGTATATGGCATGGATGGCAAAATATGCAAAATAGCTAAAGCCCATGATGTATTATATGATCGTGTTTGTTATAAAGTTGAATTTGACAATGGGGAAAAAATAACAGCCGATGAAGATCATTTATGGTTTACTCAAAATAAATTTGAACGTACTAGTGGATCAAACGGGTCAAAAAAGACTACTAAAGAAATATTAAATACTTTGCATTTAAACCATAGAATTCCTAGATGTCCTTCTAAGATATATGATAAACAAGGGGTGGAATATCATCAAAATTCTCAATGGCATTATATATTAAACATCAAACCAACGAAGTCCGTCCCTGTTCGTTGTATTACTGTAAACAATAAATCAGGAACGTTCTTATGCGGGAAACAATTAATACCCACAAGCAATACGACATTGTTCACTGTCTATTGTCTTTGGCAAGCGTGTTTCGAAGCAGATCAGAATATTCTAATTGTAGCTAATAAAGAATCTACAGCTAAAAACATATTCAAAAGAGTTAGCATGGCTTATGAACAGCTACCAGGATATCTCAAGCCAGCTGTTAAATTCTGGGGCAGAGAATACATGGAGCTGGCAAATGGGTCTTCTATTAATATATCTACTACAAGCTCAGATTCAGGTCGCGGTAGCAGTTGTAATTGTGTAACGGGTGATACTAAAGTAGAAGTATCTATTGAAGGCATTGCATCCACATGTAAAATTGGAGATTTATATAAGATACGAAAAATAAAAGGCGAAAAAGCAGATATTAAAGTGCTAACCGGAAACGGAATGTCTTCTTTCCGTGATATTATAAAGCACGAAAAACAAAATGTATTATTAATAAGAACAGCTAATAATCAAATTAAATGCACACCCGACCATAATTTATTTGCTGATGCCGACAATTATAAACAAGCAAATAATTTTAAAGTAGGTGATACCTTGCATTCGTTGCACGGGCCTGAAATAATTAAAAGCATCAGGCAATTAAAAAGGCCTCAGTATGTCTATGATATAGTAGAAACTGAATGTCGTAATTTTTATGCTAATGAGATATTAGTCAAAAATTGTCTCATATTAGATGAACTAGCCTTCATTGATAGCCACCTTGTAGACGAGTTTTGGGCTTCTGTTTACCCCATTATTTCGGCTTCCAAGAAGTCTAAAATTCTAATAGCCTCTACACCAAACGGCACAGATAACCTATTTTACAATCTATGGGAAGGTGCAATTAACAACAAGAATGGATGGGTTCCAAATAAAATTCTATGGAATGAAATACCAGGACGCGATGAAAAATGGATGATAGAAACCAAGCGATCATTAAGTGATCCAGCTAAATGGTTACAAGAATTTGAGTGTCAATTTTTACAAACAGGTGAATCGGCTGTAGATGATTTGTTATTCGATTTATTAAAAAGCGATATTAGAGATCCTATTAATATATACGAAGACGGCAAGTATTTGGTTTGGGATGAAACAGACAAAAATGCCATCTATATAGCAGGAGTTGACGTTAGTGAAGGTATCGGAGAAGCCGCTAGTGTGATTCAAATCTTTGATATCACTAATCTGCAAGAGGTCAAGCAAGTAGCCATGTATCATGATCGCCACATTAATCCTTATAATTTCACATCTAAACTGCTAGAGATTTTACAGCATTGGGGATCTCCTTTAGTAGCTGTAGAACGCAATAACTGTGGAGCACAAGTAGTAGATCAGCTAAAAAACGTGCATCATTATGCCAATTTAGTAAACTATGGATATGGAAAACAGGATAAAGTAAGATACGGTATTCATGCACACACTAATACCAAATATAAAGGTGTTATGAACATGCGTTATTGGATTAGTGAATTGAAAGCTGTAAGAATCAGAGACATGAACACCTTAATCGAGCTAAAGAACTTCAAACGGCATGCAAACGGCGGCTGGGGCGTGCGTGTTAATAACCCTGATGTTTTAGATGATCGTGTCATGAGTTTGGTATGGGCTTTAATTGTTTTAGAGAATGAAGTGTGTGAAAAATACTTCGAAATTGTATCATTAGATGATAATGGTAAGCCAAAACACATTAAAGCAATGGACTTTGGGCTTAAATATTTCACGAAACCCGACAATTCCATATATG